CGGTTCTACGTTCAAAAAGGTGTACTACGATGATTTTCTGGGACGTGCAGTTAGCAAGTTCGTTCCTGCGGAACAGTTGATTGTTCCGTACACCGCGACCGATTTGGAAACAGCCGAGAACGTAACACATGTTATTCAAATCTCGGAGAACGAGCTTCGGAAGAAACAGGTAGCGGGTTTTTATTCGGACATTTCAGTGTCCGCCTCTCAGTCGGACCCGTCCGAGGTCCGTGAAGAAATGGACGAGATAAGTGGAATAGAGCCCGGTCGTCTGGACACCGAAGTTACCTTACTTGAATGCCACGTAGATCTGGATCTGGAAGGCTTTGAAGATTCCGATCCCAGTGGCGAACCCACCGGTATCAAGCTCCCCTATGTTGTGACCGTGTCGGAAAACAACAACAAGGTTCTAAGCATTCGCAGGAACTACAAGGAGGGAGATCAGGACCGTAAGAAAAACCAGTATTTTGTTCATTTCAAGTTCCTTCCGGGTTTTGGTTTTTATGGCTTGGGTTTAATTCACATGATTGGTGGATTAAGCAGAACGGCCACTGCTGCATTGCGTCAGCTTATTGATGCGGGGACCTTGGCTAATTTACCCGCAGGTTTCAAGACACGCGGCCTCCGTATTCGGAATGATGACGAACCCCTGTCCCCGGGCGAGTTCCGGGACGTGGATTCTCCCGGAGGTGCTATCCGAGATTCGTTGATGCTGCTTCCCTACAAGGGGGCCGATCAGACCTTGTTCCAGTTAATGGGGTTCTGCGTAGAGGCGGGTCAGCGTTTTGCTGCGGTATCTAATTTACAGGTTGGAGACGGAAACCAGCAGGCTGCGGTAGGAACTACCATTGCAATGCTGGAACAGGGTGCCAAAGTAATGTCGGCCATACATAAACGGCTGCATTATGCACAGAAAGATGAGTTTGATCTTCTTGCGAAGGTGTTCGGGGAATCTCTTCCACCGGAGTACCCCTACAATGTTGTTGGTGCGGAGCGGGTTATAAAATCAGAGGATTTTGATGATAGGGTTGACGTTATTCCAGTTTCCGATCCCAACATATTTTCCATGTCGCAAAGGGTCACTATGGCGCAAACTGAGTTGCAGTTGGCGCAAGCGGCTCCGGATTTGCATAACATGTACGAAGCGTTTCGCAGGATGTACAAGGCGCTTGGTGTCAAAGACGTTGATTCTATTCTCAAGGTCATAGATCAGGAAGAAGCTGCACCTAAAGATCCCGCAGTGGAAAATTCAGAAGCATTGGAGAACATTGAACTGGAAGCATTCCAAGGGCAGAACCACAAGGCGCATATAATGGCTCACTTGGTCTTCGGATCTTCTCCAACTGTGGCGCAGCTTCCTGCGGTAGCAATGGCTTTGCAAAAACATGTCATGGAGCATGTTTCAATAGGCGCTAAGGAACAGGTCTCAGCCCAGATGATGCAGGAGCTTCAGGGACAAGCACCAACCGAAGAGCAGGCTTTACAAATAGAATCCATGGTGGCGGAACAAATAGCGGTGGGGATGCAAGAGGTCAAAGCCCTCAGTCTCCAGATAAGCGGGCAATCAGACCAGCAACCAGATCCTTTGATTGCTCTTAAAGAACAGGACTTGCAGCTTCGCGCAAAACGGGATGAGGCCGAGCATCAGATAGATCAGGCACGCCTTTCTCTGGATCAACAAAAGGCACAGTCTACCGCAGAACTTGGGGCGCAAAGAATACAGTCCCAGGAAGAAATCGTGGCGGCACGTATACAGGCGGCACGCGAACGCGAGTTGATGAAACAAACCGGTCAATAGGAGATTGTTATGGAAAAACAGAAGGGTTCCGTGGGTGTTGCGCGGAAAGGTATCCTTGTAAAGGATCAGGGTTTTGTTCCTTATAACGACGCAAAAACCGAGACCACACCGAACGTGGCTAAAGCTACGTCAATTTCCGGGAAAAATCGTGGCATGGGCGCTGCGCTTCGTGGTGGCTCCTTTAAAATCTGCTAGACAAGGACTAGATAAATGAACTGGATCATGGATCGCATGAAAGAGCCTTCCAGCTACGCTGCTTTGGGCGGTGTGATTGTTGGTGTAGGCGTTCTTATCTCTCAACCTGCTGTAATTGTGGTTGGCATGGTGGGAGGCGTAATTGGCTTTCTTTTGAAAGAGAAGGGCGTTTTTTAAGTTCTTCTGATGTGTACGGAATTAAGTCATGTCGCATGGAACGGATGTTTCTTTTATAGAAGTCTTCAATGCGGGATGGCCTGTTCTGGTTGCTATAGTCGGCCTTATAATCATCCTTGCCAAGATGCATGGTGATCTGGAAGTGTTGAAAGACAAGGTTAAGGTCTTGTTTGATCTTTGGAACGACAAGAGATGACCCAGAAGAAGCTTCAAAGAGACAGCCGCCACCAAACCCTGGATCTTGACGGTGACGGGGTTGTGTCGGATACAGAACTGGCAGCGATTGAAGCTCTTGAGACAGCCGAGAAGATGGATGCCCAACGCCATATGGCGTGGTGCGCCCTTGGCATCATGGTTGGGATGACCGGACTTTTGTTTTTTGTCGTTAGCGAAAGCAGACTCAAGTCTATAAGCGACCTTCTGGGGCTCGCCTACATAGCTTTTTCTGGGGTCACGTGTGCTTACATGGGCATGAGCGCCTATATGAGCAGGAAATAAGCGGTAATTCATGGTTATTTCGCTTTTAGGAACCGCGCTAGGCTTCGGAACGTCCATAATTCCGGAAATACTGGGTTATTTTAAGCAAAAACAGGCAAATGAGCAGGAAATTGCTCTTTTGGAGGCAAAAGCCAAGTACGCAGACAAGCTTTCGGAGCTAAAAATAAAAGAACTGGACGCCGAGGCTGACATTGCGGAAACGAAAGGCATATATGAGCATGACCGGTCTATTGACGCTGGAGGTTTTGTCAACGCTCTGCGGGGTTCTGTGCGCCCTGTCCTTACTTATGCCTTCTTTTTGTTGTTTGCGACGATCAAGGGCGTCACGTTGTACAGTATGGTGAGTACGCAGGGCATGGATTTGTCTGCGGGGTTAGTCGCTATCTGGGACCCTGAGACCTCTGTTATATTTTCTTCAATCATTGCATTCTGGTTCGGTTCTCGTAGCATGAGCAAAGTTCGTGCTTGGCAGCAAGAGAAGAAGCGATAATGTCCCGGAAAGATAAACCTATACGGCGCACAACTACCGGTAAAAATGCCAACTATGGCAAAAAAAGCGGGATGACTAAAAAAGGTATAAGCGCGTATCGCAAAGCCAACCCAAAATCAAAACTCAAACCCGCTGTAACTGAAAAAAATCCCAGCAAATCTCGCGCCAAGCGCCGAAGAAGTTATTGTGCGAGGTCTTTGGGGCAGTTGAAGAAGAGTTCTGCAAAAACTCGTAACAATCCCAATTCCCGTATTCGGCAAGCAAGAAAAAGGTGGCGTTGCTAATGGACGGAATTTTGCTGGCGGAAAGACTTTTGCAAGTTATTCGAGAACGTAGAGACCGTGTTTCAGAGATTATGACTTCTGGTGGAGTACAAAGTCACGAAGAGTATAAACAACTGGTTGGCAACGTAGAGTCTTTGGATTATATAGGACAGGAGTTAAGAGAAATCTTAGAAAAGGCAGATTAATGTCCAAAAAATCCGAACTAACCGGCGCTTCCAGCGTAGTTTCCCTAGACCCCGCCTATGTAAAACCCGAAGAACGAGTCTTAGATCCCAGCAAGTTAGACGTGGCTACGTTTAATAGACTGCCTGAACCTACGGGTTGGCGCTTGTTGATTCTTCCTTATAGGGGAAAGGGTAAAAGTCAGGGCGGCGTTCTTCTACCAGATACAGTGGTAGACAGGGAATCCGTGGCTACCGTGTGCGGGTATGTTTTAAAAGTGGGACCTCTTGCCTATGAAGACCGTAAGAAGTTCCCTAGTGGCCCGTGGTGCCGGGAGAAAGACTGGATTATTTTTGGACGGTATGCGGGCGCACGCTTCAAGATAGACGGCGGAGAGGTTCGCGTTTTAAATGATGACGAGGTTATAGCGGTTATACAGGACCCCGAAGATATCCTGCACTTTTAACATGGAGATAAACCATGCCTGAAGAAGCTCAAGACGAGTTAGTTGTCGATATTCCAGAGACTGCATCCAGTGTCGATGTTGTGGTTGACTCGTTTCCTGACGAAGAAGGTGTTCCGGGAACGTCTCAGGAACACGAAGATTACAGTAAAAAAGTCAAACGTCGAATTGACAAGCTTACAAAGAAGGCCCGGGAAGCAGAACGGCAGCAGCAGGCGGCAGTCGAGTATGCCAGAGGCGTTCAGGCGGAAAACAACCAGCTTAGGACCCGGGTTCACGATTTGGACCAAGGTTACATTGAGGAATACGGAGACCGTGTAGCCACGCAGTCTGACTCTCTGTCCAGAGATCTGGAGACTGCGATTGCGACTAACGACACTTCTTCTCAGGTAGAGATCAACAAAAAGCTGTCGCAACTTGCGATAGAAGAGGAGCGGGTCAAGGCGGCTAAACAGCAACAAGCAGAGTCTGTTCAGCGGGCTCAGTATGACGCTCAACAACTCCAAGCCCAGCAGGCTCAAGCTGCACCGGTCCAAGCCGCCGCACCGGGCCGTCCCGATCCAAGAGCCGTGGAATGGGCGGAGAAGCCAGAGAACCAGTGGTTTGGCGAAGACGACGCAATGACCTTCGCTGCTTTTGGAATACACAAGACTTTGGTCGAACAAGAAGACTTTGACACAAACTCACCAGAGTATTATCGTGTAATTGACGAAAGAATGCGAGAAGCGTTTCCCCACAAGTTTGGGGGCACCACTTCTTATACCGGAGGTAACAGGCCCCAACAGGCTGTTGCCTCTGCTACACGTTCGGGGCCATCCGGGCGCAAAACAGTGAGATTATCCCCAAGTGAAGTTACTATTGCGAACAAGTTGGGGGTTCCTCTAGACCAGTACGCGAAATACAAACGCTAGGAAATGACAATGTCTGAAAACACTATTGATCGTACTCCTCGCGCATCCAAGACCCGAGCCGTAAAAACGCAAAGGAAACCTTGGAGTCCCCCGTCCTTATTGGACGCACCCGACCCGCCAGAAGGCTTTGTCCACCGATGGATACGGTCTGAAGTCAGGGGTTTTGACGACCGGAAGAATGTTTCTGCCCGCATGAGAGAAGGGTGGGAACTGGTCCGGAAAGAAGAATACCCTGAGTTTGAGGCCCCAACTGTGGATTCCGGGACCTATGAAGGTGTCTTTGGCGTAGGAGGGCTGTTGCTGGCCCGTATTCCAATTGAGATTGTTGAGGAACGTAAGGACTACTTTGGTAAAATGAGTTCGGACGCAATGACCGCAGTTGACAACGATCTTATGAAGGAGACGCAGCATCATTCGATGGCGATTCAGAAGCCTGAACGACAATCGCGTGTAACGTTTGGAGGCCCTAGAAAATAGGGCACCTGTTTTGAACCCTTTTGCTTTAAGGAGCAAACGAAATGGCTAACATTAACGGAAGCTTTGGCCTCCGTCCGCTCAACAAGATGGGTGGCGCGGCCAATTCCACTGCTACTTCAAACTATACTCTTTATGAGATAGCTAACGGCAACACAAACAAGCTTTATCACGGCGAACCCGTGATTCCTCTTTCCACCGGTTATATCGACGCTCCGGGAGCGGCGGCTGGTGGTACGGTAGGGCTTTTGGGCGTGTTCCAGGGCTGTGAGTATGTTTCTAGTACCACTGGAAAACCTACGTGGAGCAATTACTGGCCCGGTTCGGGGGCAGATAGCAACCACCCTGTAAAGGCGTATGTCAACGACGATCCAATGCAGCTTTATGTTATTGCAACGGATGCTTCGTGGACCAGTAAGGCTACGGCACGTGCCGCAGTTTTTGCTAACGCTAACTTCTCAACCGCAATTACTGGCACGGATGCCACTGGTGTATCGTTAGGTCGCCTCGCGATCAGCACGATTGCCACTACGGCTGCACTGCAAATGCGGATTATGGGTTGGGTAGAAGACTCTTCTAACGAAGACTTCTCCGCAGCGGGCATTGGTGCAATTGTCCGACTTAATAACCACTTCAATAGCAACAACGGCGCTATTGCTGCTGGTACTCCTTCAACTACTGGCGTATAGGGGGTTTAGAAAATGGCTATCAGTAGAGCACAACTCGTAAAAGAGTTGGAACCCGGCCTGAACGCATTGTTCGGAATGGAGTACGATCAGTATGATCGGGAGCACGAAGAAATCTTCTCTATGGAGAGTTCGGACCGTGCTTTTGAGGAAGAGGTTATGCTTTCAGGTTTTGGAAGCGCCCCAACCAAGGCGGAAGGCAGTGCAGTATCCTTCGATGACGCGCAAGAAGCTTATACAGCGCGTTATACGATGGAAACGATTGCCCTTGCTTTTTCGATCACCGAAGAAGCGGTCGAGGATAACTTGTACGACAGGCTTGCCGGTCGTTACACGAAAGCTCTTGCCCGCAGTATGAGTCAGACGAAACAGGTTAAGGCCGCAGCGGTTCTTAACAATGCTTTCGACAGCACGTATACCGGTGGTGACAGCAAGGAACTTTGCGCTACAGACCACCCACTCGTAACGGGGAGCACGTTCCGTAACGAACTCTCCACTGCGGCTGACCTTAACGAGACT